TGATCTGGCTTTCACGCCTACGCAACTCATAACAGTTGAATTCCGCGTTAATGCAGATACGTCTATTACTCTACCAGCGGTTGTGGTGCTTGAGGTGGTTACATAGAGTAGCTGGGAGGAGGTTATTTGCTGCCCTGCCGTGGCATATACAACCTGATTGCCTAGCTGAAGCTGACCGAGGACAGTATTTGCTTCCTTCTGGAGTGTGGCCTTACTCTTAAAAATGTCTAGTATTCCCATCGAAACCCCCGCAAATTTTCTTGATCTTACATCAAAAACTTCTGAAACCAAAGCTATTTGAGACGAAAGGATTATCTAATGCACAATGTGCCGCAATAATTAAAGCGATAATACCATCAACCTTCGCCGATTTGTCAGCCTCGTTTTTCCTTACTTTTATATTAGAATTCACGTCCGTGTAAACTTCGCAATTCCCTAGCTGCCACCCGACAAAAGGATTGCCCCTGTGCGTGATCTGCTTGCTCATAATCATCCTTTCAATGAACTTAGACGGGTTATTTAATACGCCCATCCCCTGTCCTACCTTCTTTACTGGTACGCCAGCATCATGCAGCCTAGCCACAATTGAAGCGGCATTATAAGCGTCATAGCCCACCTCTTTCACATCATATATCTCGCACTGAGATTTGATGTAGTCGGAGATTTCTCTATCGTCCATCACGTTCCCTTCAGTGATTTGCAATATCTTGCTGGCAATAGCAACTCTAAATATATCTTGATAGTGGTTAGGTATTAGGGCTAGACCCGCTTCCGGCAAAAAGAACTTCCACTCCGCGTCGAAGTCTGATTCCCCATATCGCTTTAAAGTGCAGACCGCGTTCAAATCTCGCGTAGCTGCAAGATCGAATCCCATAAAGACCGCTTCGGGTTCTGGTCTTGGTTCTTTAATACATATCGGGTCATCCCAGTGCTGACGGTCGATCCACGCGGTGTTGGCAGATACAAAGACATTCAGCGTCTTGCACAGGAATTCATTAAGTGCCGCTGGTTTGTGGCTTGCTTCTTCAGCTCGTTGTTTGATCGCTTCTTCAAATACTGACACGCCGTGCATCGGGTTAGCTTTCCCCCAGTTTGCTGGATCATGCCAGTCATCTTGCAGGTCTAAGCCATAGAGCAAACCGAACCATCGTGGATTATCTGCAGCGTCTCCGTGCAGCATCGACTTGTACATCACCAAGTCCTCGTGGAACTTTGTGTCTTTAGTAAATGACGCCGTTGTAATATATATCCGTAGCGGGTTCTTTCTTGCCACCATCCCAGAATGTAATACTTCGATAGTGTTTCGGTCGAGTACCTGCGCGGCTTCGTCCACGATAACACATGAAGGATTTTTCCCATCGCCCGTCTTTTTGGTATCGCGGGATAATGCTTTGAACATTGACTGCGTATCGCCCTTTCTTTTTATCTCATACTTACTCACCACGAACTGATTAGCCATTAGAGGGTTCTCCATACTCTCTATAAAGCCTTTGGCTGCATCAAAAACAATTGTGGCTTGCTCTCTATTGGTTGCGACAGTAAAGACCTCAGAACCCTTCTCTCCGCAGACCAGTTCATAAAGTGCAATAACTGCTGTGAGGGTGGACTTCCCAGACTTGCGTGGGATGAATAGTATTACATCCGTCACCATTCGCTTCTTTCTATCGCCCTTCTTACGAAAGCCGTAAACCGCGCAGATCAACAGTTCTTGAAATGGGGCGAGTACGATAGGCTGCCCAGCTAGTGGGCCTTTGGTATGAACGAGACGAGACGCGAATCCTAAGACGTGTTCGACATAACGAGCATCGAACTCCCATTCCCATTCTTGGTTTTCGTACTGATTAAGGAATCGCTGACAGGCTAGACGAATTTCGGTGCAGACGCTTTCATCACCTCGTACTACAGCCTTTGCGTAAAGGACGCCATCTTCCCAACTCAACCTTCTGGGCCTCGCATAAAGATAGCCACTTCACTTTCCGACTCGACCTTACCTGATGCCAAGCGACCGCGAGGGGTCAAGCCTAACTCATTCATTAGCTGAATAATAAGCGTCATAGTTTTGTTGCGGATATTGATATAAGGATTCGCTCCGACTGCTGAGTTGTCGAACTTGATAATCACGCCATTAGCTGAAATACCTTTGGTGCATTTTATATAAGTATCAATGTGGTCTGCCAGCATTGCCAGAGCGTGTTTGTCCTGATTGTTCCCGATGCCGTAGACGTCATATAAGAATTCGGAAGTCTCGTCTATGAACTGCGCTTTATCCCAAGCGTCATAGTTGTCCATCCACTCAGCTTGCGGAATTCTTTTCTTGAGTTGGTCAGGAATCGGAGCAGCTTGGATCGCTGCTCGTTTGTGCGTTCCATCTATTAGATGTAGTTCTGGGGCTTTTCTGTTCATACCGGGAGTTTAAGTATTAATTCTAAGGTTTGTCAAACTGATTCGCGGGTAATTGAGTGCCGACAATGCTCATAGTGATCCCATTATTTTTTTAGTTTCTAACTTTATTTCAATGACTTAGCTACTTAATAATAAGTGATGCCACCCTTTCATAATCATTTATACAATAATCTTTATGCTGAGTGCTGTGGTAGTAGCGATAGATACCCTTACCCTCTAGCGTAGTCTTGTAGCTATGGCATGACGCACATAGTGATTGGAATAGATTGATGTAGAATGCTCGCTTCCCTATCTGTTGCCACGGGAACACATGATCGACATGATGGGCTTGGGTTACTATGTTGCGTGATAAACAGCCTTGACATATAGGCTGCTTACTTAGTTGGGTCAACCTTATCTGCTGCCAATGTCTTGTAGAGTATTGAGCATTGCTCTTTCTCCTCTCGTCTGTTGGTGCCGTGTATCTACTCACTGTGTCCCTGCCCCCGTGATGTAGGCAGTAGACTGTTACGGTGCGTGGGTTATTGCAGCCTAACTCCGCACAGGTCTGTTGCTGTGGTACTGTCGGCATAGTGATTAACGAATACATCAGCGAATACAATAGATGGCAATAAAGCCCCTTCTACTAATAGCTTGGCATACTCTATGGTATCGGCTCGGTTACGTCCTGAGACTACTGCTGTTGTATGACCCCATGGCCTTCCCTCGTCATCGTAATGAATCTCCCTGACCTCATAGTAGATACCAGACTCATCCTCTAGCTTTACCATTCGCAACGTCCAGTTCATCATCCATCTCTCATTCTCTGTCTATAACAAAACATCTCGCAGTTGCAGCCACCTTCTTGCACCTCATTAATGCCATAGGTGCGTAATCGCGCTATCAATTCCTTTCTGGCTTCTTTGCAATGTTCCTTAAATATTAATCTTTCCCGGCAACTACGGCAATTGTATTGGTATAGACCAGAGCCGGGGTTCTGCTTTGCTGTCTCGCACTCAGAACAGATCAAATTCCACGCCCGTCCTTCTGTCGTTCTGTTTAACCTGCATTTACGAATCCCTCAATAGCTCCGGCTTTTACTGCTGGTACTGACATTCTGACGCGATGATAGGTATATGACCAGACCTCTTTTCGTCCTTTGATCTCATCCGACTTGATCCTAACTCGGGTGACGTACCGCTGCTTTAATAGGTAGCACATGACCATAGAGATTTCATTAGACTTTAAGGCGGTCTTTTCTGCGATCTGGGCCAGCGTTATCTCGCCAACATGATCTCGTAGTATTGCTCGTATCTTTACTGCTGCGTTAGCCATTCCTGTCTCCTATGATGTAGTAGCCACGCGAGTATTATACTCAAACAATATACTCTATGATATATATTAGGCAAGTTACAATTATTATCACAGCTACTTTAACCCATTTGACGAATTGCCTGTCATCCTCATCCCACGAACAGGATTTGTAGCTTCTTGGAAGACCCCTCTCCGCGTTCAAATATGGCAGGTATCCATTCAGTTGGTCTACATTAACTTTCTTCATGTGTTCTCCTCACTTAACTTTTTACCTGCACCCAGTCCCTTCTCATTCAGCTTGAAAAGCCATTCCCCTTCCTTTCCCATCTCAACACTTACATTCTCTTTCCCAAGCGTAAAGAGCCGCCATGCTGCTGCTGCTTGGATTGGCACCTGCGCGTTACCTAACCCTTTAAGTTTACCCACTCTATCGGAAATCCCATCAGCCACTCGACCCACATCGGGTTCAGTTGTCCACCAGCTTGAGCTGCCAAAGTTGGAGTATTTCTGTTCAACTCGCTCGGAGCATTGGTTTCCTTTGCATTGTGTGCTGTTGGCGTGGGCCACATTTGCCTTCCCACTTGAGTTTCCAGATTTGGGAACCTCCCCTCTTTCCATACCGAGTCCTGCGTTATCGTTGATACCATTGCTGAATTCGCACGAGGAGTGGCCCACATTTTCTGCGAGTGCAAACCATCTATCGCGCCCATGCGGTGCGCCGACATCGGATGCCTTAATGCAGAGCCATTTACAGTCATACCCCATCGCGGCCAAGTCTCCGAGTACAGTTCCCAATCCGTTAGAAAGGATCGCTGATACGTTCTCCAAGAAGATGTATCTTGGTCGTACCACGCCAGCGATTCGCAAGACTTCTCTGTAAAGCCCTGACCTAGTGCCTTCTCCAAGTCCGGCCTGATTTCCAGCGACACTAATATCTTGGCAAGGGAATCCTGCATGGATGCAATCCACTCGTCCCTCGTACTCAAATGGATCGAACAGTCTAACGTCCCCTTCCCACACTGACAGGTCAGGGAACCATCCATCGGCAACTCGTTCTCTAAGAATTTTGCAAGCATATTTATCCCATTCAACTGCGATTATCGGTTTGTGTCCCAGAATGAGGTCGGCAAGTAATCCACCACCGACCCCTGCGAAAAGGTGCATTGTATTCACTTCAAATCCTTTCGGTACACGGCAGCGCTATACTGCTTCTGTTGTAGTATACAAGACACCTTCCCATCTATCGTATGCGCCTGAACCAGCGTACCTTCTGGACATGGCGATGCGTGATACAGGTAAACCTTCTCAGTCTTGAAATGCGGCTTCGTGATGAACGTGCTAGCTGATGCTGGAACTAGGCACAGTAGCAGAAGCAGGGCTGCCATATCGCTACATTCTTTCTTCATGTGTTCTCCTCACTTAACTTTTTACCTGCACCCATTCCTTCCTCATTCAATTTGAATAACCATTCGCCATCTTTTCCCATCTCAACATCTATAAGTCCCTTTGCTACGGTTCCTAGCATCCCGTGAACATATTTCATTTTTTCGGCGCAATGCTCTATCCATATCGGAGCAATTTCCCAAAGCCGATCTCC